CACCTATGCCGCCTATTTTTTCGGTGCCGATGTCCGCCTAGGTGAAGCCGCCGCGGTGGTCCCGGCCGCCGGAACGACGGTCGCCATCCCGCTTGCCACCGTGGTGGCTGGGCGGAAGAGCCCTGCGCATGGCACCACTATCGCCACCGCGATCCCGGTGGCCACGGTCGCGAAAGTTTCGGCCGTCGCCGCAATATCAACTGGTGTGGCGCTCGCCTCGGCGACCGCCGGCCGGTCGGTGCCCGTGTCTGGGCAGGTAATCGCGATCGGCACAGCATCCGCCACCGCCCGGAAGCGGGCAGCGGCAGCCGGATCGAGCATCGGTATCGCGCTCGGCAGCATGACCGCGCCCAGCGAGACCGTCGGCGCCACGCTCACCGCTGGCGGGATCTCGGCCACGCTCACCGCCTCTGGCACCACGGCCACCCTGACCGCATCCGGCTTACCGTGAGGAGGCGACCGTGCCCGACGTCGGCGATTTCCGTACCCCGACCCTGACCGTCAGCCCCTACGACGGCACTACGACCGCGTCCGTGACGGTCACCGCCCCGGACGGCACGACGCAGACGATCGCCGCGACCGGCGCCGCCGGTGTCTGGACCGCCAGCGCGAGCTACGAGTTCACGATGGCGGGTGTCTGGGTCGAGACGTGGACGGTCACCGGCGCTGGTGCGGGTAGCGAGTCGTCCTATGTGGTCGTGCTCGGCGAGGCACAGCCGGCTCAGCTCGGCACGGCGTTCGCCACCGTAGGGGATCTGGAGGCCCGGCTCGGCCGGGCGCTCACCGCCGATGAGGCGGCGCGGGCCCCGGCGATGCTCGCCGACGCCTCGGATGCCATCCGGGAGTTTTGCCGCCGGGACTGGACTCCAACCAGCAATGCCGTGATCATCCTGCGGCCGGTCGCGAACTATCTGCGGCTGCCGAACCGGCCGGTGTCCTCTGTGGACAGTGTCGAGATGATCGGCGTCGGCGGTACCGCGAATCTACTGCTGCCCCTGACCGCATGGGCGTTTGACAAGATCGACCGGATCACGCTGCATACCAGCAGCCCGACCGTGCTGACCGGCACCGTGCCGGGTGGCTCCTATGAGGACGTCTACCGGGTGGTCTACGACTACGGCGGCACGATCCCCACGGGCATCCGGCGGCGCACGGTCACGATGGTGCTGCGGACCCTGCTCGCCCCGACCAAAGCGGAGGGGCTGGTGTCGGAGCGCATCGGCCAGTACATGTACACCTACGGCCAGTTCCCTGGCGGGCAGAGCCCGGGCCCGACCGTGCAGCTCACCCGCGAGGACGAGCGGGCTCTGCGGCAGGCCGGGTACCGGTCGGCGGCGGGCACGATCCAGCTGAGGCTGTGACCGCCGATGCTGCCCGAATATCTGATGCCGCACAGTCTGATCCTGGTCCGGCCGGCCACCGCGACGGACGCCTACGGCAACACCACCTACGACTACCCGGGCGGCACCCGGACGGCGTTCCGTGGCTGGATCCAGCAGGACAAGCGCGACGAGGTCCGCTCGGAGGGCCGGGCGGCGCTCGAGCAGCGGTGGCTGCTCCTCACCAACGACAGCATCCTCGGCCACGACCGGGTCGAGCACGGCGCGATCGTCTACGAGGTGGAGGGCCCGCCCGAAACCGCCTACACGCCAGCGTCGGCGCATCACACCGAGGCGACTCTGAGGGTGGTGAGCGGGTGAGACTCGAACGGTACAAACCGAACCGGCGCGGTATGCGCGCGATCCTCGGGTCGCCTGGTGTGCTCGCCGACTTGATGGAGCGGGGCGCGGCGGTCGCCGCTGCCGCGCAGGCGCAGTACGATGCCCGGCCACCGCATCAGGGCGAGGTCGAGGTCACCGTCGAACCCAACCTCGGCACGCCCGGTGCTCCGCGTGCCCGGGTCGCGGTCATCGCCCGGCACCCGGCCGCCCTGCACATCGAGGCCGACCGCAGGCCGCTCGGGTCGGCGCTGGACGCGGCGAGACAGCCGTGACCTACGCCGACGCTGTCGCGCTCCTGCGCACCTACCTCCTCGACCCCGGCCAGGCGCTACCCGCGCTAACCGGCCCGGTCGCGTCGCAGGTGCCCGACCCCCGGCCGGACGAGTGGACCCAGCTCCGCCGCATCGGCGGGGCTGACCTCCCACCGGTACGCGAAATCGTCCGCATCGACGCCTTTTCGTGGGCGCTGACCTACCCGGCGGCGTGGACCCTCACCGAGCTCACACGCCGGAAAATCATGGCGCTCAAAGGAACCGCTCTGCTCGGGCCGGTCGTGTACCGGGTCGAGACCACCATGGCACCGCGTCAGCTGGACGACGAGCTGACCGGCCTGCCCCGCTACTGGGCGACCTATGCGCTGACGATCCGCGCCGACGACGTCACCCCCTGATCCTTTCCCGCCCTGCTTCCGCGCGCCGGGCACCACACCCATCCACCACCGCACGGAGGTATATCCATGGCACTAAACCCGTCCAACGTGCGGGTGGCCATCACCGGCGAACTTTACGCCGGCCCGCTCACATCCGACGCCCCCACGACTTCGGTCAGCGCGCTCGACTCCGACTACACCGGCATGGGCTACGTCGGCCAGGACGGCGTCACCGAGGAGTACCAGGACACCGTCGAGGAGCACGTGGCGTGGCAGAACGCGACGATCGTGCGTGCCACGACCACCGAAAGCAAGGCGAAGCTTAGCTTTGTGCTGATCGAGACCAAGGGCAAGGTGCTGGAGCTCTACCACAAGGGCTCCACCGTCGAGGTCGTCTCGTCCGGCCAGTGGAAGATCGACGTGATGCAGCCGCAGCCCGACGAGCGGCGCTTCGTTTTCGACGTCCTCGACGGCACCAAGCACCTGCGGCTCTACATCCCCCGGGGCGAGGTCGGCGAGCGTGGCGCGATCGTGTACGCCACAGCAGAAGTGACCGCCTACGAGATGACGATCACCTGCTACCCCGACGGAAACGGCTTGGTGCTCACGAAGTTCAGCGACGACCCGAACTGGGGTTATTCCTGATCTTCCTAGACCCCGGCTGGTGCGTGTGCGCGGAGCCCTGCACCAGCCGGCAAAACCTTGCTCCGCAAGATGAAGGGATGTCCGCGTGACCTTCTCAGTAAAGCAACGGGTGGCCGAGCTCAGTCTTGAGCCGTTTCCGTTTGAGGCGCTCGACGGCACGACCCATGAGCTGCCGCACATCGGGCTCATGTCCGCCGGTCAGGCGGGTGCCGTGCTGGATGCGATCCAGATCGACTCGGTTGCTGGCTTCCGGCTTCTGCTCATAGACGAGCAAGCCCCGGCCGCCGAGCGGAAGAAGCGCGAGGCGGCGCTCGCCGCGCTCTTGGCGACTCCTCTGCCGATCTTCGTTGAGCTCGGTGCGGCGTGGATGGATCACTGCAATGTGGGGGAATTGCTGGCCTCGTCGAGCTCCTCGAAGCCCACGCCGAGGCCATCGAAGCAGACGTTGCCCGCTTCTTCGGGCAGGAAACGGCGCAGCTAACCGCTGGGCGGCTGCTCCTGTTCGTCAAAGCGCTCGTCAAGATGCCGGAATCTCTGCTGCATAGGGAAATCGCCGGTGACGAGTGGTCACGCGGTGATCATCTGCTCGCGCTGATCCATGACCAGCTAGCGCTAGCGAACTGGCAACGCACCAAGGACGGGCGGAAGGGCCGCAACCGGCCCAAGCCGATCAGCCCGCTGACAAAGAAGCAGGGCACTCGCTACGGCAGCACGGACAAGTCGCCGGACGAGGTGATCGATTTCCTGCGACGGCTCAACCCCAACCAGTACCAGTAAAGGGGGTGGGCTGTGGCTGAAGAGGTCGGCCATGGATATGTCAGCCTCAGCCCGAGCATGCGGCACTTCAGCAAGCTCGTGGAGCGTGAGCTACGCAAGGCTCTGCGGAAGATCAAGGGAGAGGACGGCGATAGCACGCCGTCCATCCCAGTCAAGCCGCGCGTCGACCCGGTCACCGGCGCGCTGCGCCGCAAGCTCCAAACACAGCTCGACGCCGTCTCGAAGCAGCTGGCGTTTGGGCTGCCGATCGACGGTGACACCGGCGAAACCCGGCGCAAACTCGAATCGAAGC